ACAAGGAAGCGGAATCGCGCTGTCAAAATTCAAAGTAAATCCTGGAACGCCGGTGAAATACCGCGGAACGTCCAGGTCGCCGAAGGTTTACCGGGCCGGCGTCAAGAAATCTGGCGGCGTTAAGCCGTTGGACGGAAACCCGAAATCCTTTATCGCTGTTATGAAATCGGGACACGTTGGCGTTTTCTCGCGTTTGGGTGGGGAAGGCCTACCGATCAAACAGCTTTACGGCCCTTCGGTTCCGCAGATGGTGAGAAATGAAAACATCATGGAAAAAATCAACCGCGAAGCGAACGAAACTTTACAAAAAAGAATCGACGTGGAAATCAGTAATATTTTGCGGAAGGGGTGATAAAGGTTGCAGACTGATATTTCGCTACAAAAAGCGCTTGTCGAAGAAGTGAAAGACGAATTAAAAGGCTATCTGACATTAAACAACAAGGAATATGTTGATTTCAACGTATATCCGCAGAATTTACCGGCCAAAAAAGGCAAGGACGACAAGGATCATTTCCCGTATGTCCTGGTATGTTTGGACGAAGAAACGATCAGCGGAGAAGAAGACGACAATATTGTCGCCGTTTATTTCCTTGTAGGACTTCAAGACGAAAATCCGAACAAACTCGGACATTTTGACGTTGCGAACGTACTTAACAAGTTAGAAGGGCGCTTTCTCAAAAATCGCCTTGTGGCCGGACAGTTCCGAATTCAGTTCCCGATCACAAAAAAATTCCAGGAAGAAGACACCTGGCCGAAATTTATCGGCGGAATGACTACTTTGTGGAGTGTCAAAAAAATGCTTATAGAGGAAACCGAATATGATTAAAACAGAAAAAGTAATGTATTTAGGGCCTACAATTCGCGGCGTCGCTAGAAGCGGCGCTGTTTTTGAAGGCGGAATTCCGAAGAAGTTAGAAAAACTTTCGGAAAAAAAGGCTGTTATGAAATGCCTTATTGTTCCTTTGTCTGAAATTGTAGTCACAAAGACCGCAATCAACACAGAAGGAACGGCGGAAGCTATCGCATACGACAAAATCGAAGCGCTTTCCGTCGAAGAAATCAATAATATTTTGGAAGGAGAGTAAAAAGAATGTCTAATTACAAACATGGTATTCGCACAAGCCGCCAGGCGACACAGTTATCTGTTCCGATTACGTCTGACGGCTGTTTACAGTGCGTAATCGGTACAGCGCCGGTAAATCTTGCGGCTGATCCTTACGCAACCGTAAACAAACCATTCGTCGCCCACAATATGACGGCGGCAAAGGCGGCTGTTGGTTACAGCACTAATTTCAAGGATTACACGTTATGTCAGAGTATGTACGCGACGTTTGAAGTGTTCGGCGTTGCGCCGTTGGTATTGATTAACGTTCTGGATCCTACAAAGCATATCAAAGCAGAACTTTCCAAAGAATATACCATCAACGGCGGAAAAGCCCTTGTTGATGAAACCGGTATTCTTTTGGATAAACTTTCTGTTGCAACTATTGACGGCGCAACAGAGTACAAAGCCGACGAAGATTATATCGCTTCTTTCAATTCCGACGGTACAGTTTCCATCGCGATTGTAAAGACTGGCGCGGCAAAGGACGCAACCGACATTAAAGTTACCTTCGTTCAGTTGGATCCTTCCGCTGTTACCTACGAAGATATTATCGGCGCATACAACACACAGACCAGAAAAAGAAGCGGTATGGAATTGATCGGTATGGTATATCCGAAGTACGGCCTGGTTCCTAGTTTGCTTTTGGCCCCTGGCTGGTCGCATATTCCGGCGGTAAATCTTGCATTGAACGCGAAAGCGGAACTTATTTCCAGTATGTTTAATGCGAAAGTCGTTTCCGACCTGGATTCCACTGCTGAAAAGGCTGATTCCGTGGAAAACGTGAAGGAATACAAGGACAACAACGCGTATTCCGACAGAAAAACAATTTGCGCGTGGCCTATGGTTGGCGTTGGCGACTATATTTATTATTTTTCCGCGCAGTTGGCCGCAAGTATGCAGTATTTAGCGGCTTGCAACGGTGGCGTTCCTTCAAGAACACCTTCGAACAAGGATTTGAAGATCACCGGGCTTTATATGGCTGACGGTTCCGAAGTCCTTCTCGACCAGGACGAAGCGAACGACTATTTGAACGCTTGCGGCGTCGTTGGCGCTATCAACATGAACGGCTGGAAGTGCTGGGGAAATAATACGGCGGCTTATCCTTCTTCTTCGGATCCGATTGATCGCTGGATCAATATCGTAACTATTTTCGATTACATCGAAAACAACTTCAAATTAACATTCTTCCAGAATGTAGACGACCTGACAAGTTACAGATTGATCGACGAAGTGGTTTCCGGCTTCAATATCCAGTTGAACAGTTTACAGGGTTCCGGGGATATTGCCGGCGGCGAAATCGTGTTTAACCACGACGAAAACCCGATCAATAACATTATGGCCGGAAGTATTAAGTTCCATACAAAGGTAGGCGGCTACACGCCGGCAGAAGACATTGAAAATGTCTTTGAATTCGATCCTACTATTACCCAGGCCGCACTTAAAGGGGGTGACGAATAATGAGTTATCAGATTCCTACCGTGTTAAATAACTTCAACACTTACGGCGGCGGTACGAAGTACGCCGGCGTATCTTCCGAAGTTTCCCTTCCTAGTTTCGAATCCATGACGGAAACTATCGACGGCGCCGGTATTGCTGGCGAAATCGAAGAAGCGATCGAAGGTGCCTTCGGTTCCCTGGAAACCGAAACAACGTTCCAGAATATCAGCAAGGAAATGTTCAATTTCATTACTGAAACCGGAAGCGTTACTTACCGCGGATCTATGCAAGTGTTGAATACTTCAACATTAACAAATGATTATGTCGGACTTGTAATCACTACCAAAGGAAAGGTGAAATCCTTCGAACTGGGTGCCTTGAAGAAGGGTGGAAAGGGCGAACCTAAGATTGTTCGCGAACTGACATACATTAAGATTACCATTGACAATCAGACTGTTCTTGAATTAGACAAATTCAACATGATCTGGAAGTTAAATGGTGTTGATCTTTTGCAGAAAGTAAGATCACAGATTTAGAAAGTGAGGAAATAAGCAATGAAAGAAGAAAAATACACCGAAACAGCTAGAGAAGACGTAAACACCGGTGATGAAATCCCGGTTGTAGCGGTTCCTGATGAGGTATCAGACAGCCTTCTTCCTAAGAAGGAAGAAAACGACGAACTTGTTATCAAGTACAGAAAGCCTTATTCGTTCGAAGGCGAAGTTCACACAGAACTTGACCTTCACGGGCTGGAAGACTTGCGCGGTCGCGATTTAACAGCGATTGAAAAATCCTTCAACAAGACCGGTGTTTCAAGTTTTGTTCCCGAATCAACAACTACCTTTGCAAAGATCGTTGCAACCAGAGTAACCGGCTACCCGGCGGAATATTTCGAAGATCTTCCGGCCGGAGAAGTGGAGAAAATCAAAAACGCCGTTGTGGGTTTTTTATACAAAGACGAATAAGATTTGATTCCGGGAAGGATATTCAGAAAACATCGGTTTATTTGGCGATGTCAACGAATACCGGAATAGATTTCTTCACAGATCTTCCAGTTGATGAATTTATCGACATAGCAAAGGAAGTGGGCGAAATTGGCAAACAAAACGACTTACGAACTCGCGCTAGAGATCGGCGGTAAAATCCAAAGTTCGCTTGAAAAAAGTGTCGGCGGTGTAAATAAAAAGCTGGAATCCATAGGAAAAGCCGCAAAAACGGCCGCAAAGGTAGCAACAGCCGCCTTCGCGGCCGTTAAAGTTGCGGATTTTGCAAAGGACGCCGTGGAAACTTACACCGAATTCAATCAGGCGATGGCGACCACATCGGCAATCGCCGGCGCAAATACCGAAGAAATGCAGAAATTAGAAGCGGCCGCGCTGGAAATGGGAAAGAAAACCACGAAAACAGCGACGGAAGCGTCCGAAGCCCTGGGATATATGGCCCTTGCTGGCTGGGACGTGGAAACTTCTATTTCGGCGCTTGAACCCGTTCTTCGTTTGTCCGAAGCTACGCAGATGGATCTTGCGACTTGTTCGGATTTAGTAACTGACTCAATGAGTGCGTTAGGCCTTACAGTGGACGAATTATCAGGCTATTTAGACGTCGCTTGTAAGGCGAATAATAAATCAAACCAGACGGCGCAACAGTTGATGGAAGCCTACATCGGTTGCGGCGGTACACTGAATAACTTAAATATTTCAGTGGAAGACAGCGCCACGGCGCTTGGTGTTCTGGCGAATAGGGGTATCAAAGGATCAGAAGCCGGAAACAAGTTGAATTCGGTTCTGGTAAACTTGACGTCAGGAACCGGCCAGGCCGGCGAAATGATGGAAAAGCTGGGAATATCCGCCTTCGACAGCGAAGGAAATTTTATCGGCCTGGAAGAAACGTTGAAAGTATTAAACAACGCCCTGGCCGGACTTACGGAAGAAGAAAGAAACGTCGCCCTGGCGGCGATTGGTGGAAAAACACAGATTGACACCTTGAACGACCTTCTTTCCGGCTTAAATACGACAACAGCAGACGGAACGACGGAGTGGGCCGCGTTAAATGCGGAACTGAACAACGCGGAAGGTTCCATGATGAATATGGCCGCGCAAATGACAGATACACTTGCCGGCGCGATGGCGGTTTTTGGTTCCGCCGTGGACGACGCGAAAATCCGCTTGTGCAAAGTTTTTGCACCGATGGCGCAGAAAGCTATATTTGCAATCGCGGACAAATTACCGTCAATTACTGAAAATGTTGTCGGAATGGTACAAAGTTTTTATGACAAAGCGGTTCCAGCGGTTCAGGAATTCAAGAACAAAGCGATTGCGGCCTTTGAAAAGGTGCGTCCGGTTCTGGAAGATATTCGAATCAAAGGAACGGCGGCTTTCGAATTCCTGGCTTCTGTCGGGAAAACAGCCTTTGAAAACATAAAGGCAAAAATCGAAGAAAACAAACCGGCTATTGAAAAGGTTATTGCGGTAGCGCTAGATTTGAAGGATAAGTTTTTTGAAGCCTTCGAAAAGGCAAAGCCGACAATTACTTATATAGCCACAGTCGCGCTTCCGGCGGTAGTCGGGGCGGCTATGAAGGTAATCGGGGCGGCGGCCACGGTTTACCAGAAATTAGACGAATGGGGCCTTCTTATTCCGATTATCGTCGGCGTGGGCGGTGCCGTTGCGGCGATCAAGATGGTAAAATTCGCAAAAGAAACAATGCAAGCGGTAACAGCAACGAAAGCGCTTATTACAACGTTTGTTGCACAAAAGAAAGCCATGATTGCGAACCTGGCATTGAAGGCGAAGGATAAGCTGGAAACTGCGTATTTATACGCACTATACGCAAAAGACGCAGTTGTCAAAGGTGTTAGCACCGCGGCAACCTGGGCACAGACGGCGGCCATGACGGCATGGAACGGGATTTGTGCGGTAGGAACGGCCGTTACAACGGCTTTAGGCGCCGCGTTTACATTCCTTACAAGCCCGATCGGCCTGGTTATCCTGGCTATTGGTGCGGTTATTGCGATCGGCGTTCTGTTATACAAGAACTGGGACGTTGTGAAAGAAAAGGCTTCACAATTAGGCGAATGGATCGTCGGCGTGTTTAACAACCTGAAAGAAAAGGCTTCGGCCGCAATTCAGGCTTTCGCCGATAAATTTCCGGCC